AACATCCAAATGCCCCGCCACCTGCAGCTGAACATTGGCAAGCCAGCCTTGGTCAAGAGAAATCATACGCTCTGTCAGCATAATTCCGTTTACATATCCCGCTTGGCTAATTTGCGGCTGCTCAAACGCCGTTTCGTAGTCAAGGTTGGGCTTTAACTCACCTTGATGTATAGAAAAATAATCAACAAAATGTATGCGCCCGTCCCTGTCCTCATGTATGCCGCAAGAAGCCAGCTTCGCAAGCTGTGCAAGGGCACGCCGTGGCGGCACATTCCCCGCAAAGGCTGGAAAACGTGGGTATGTATTCATTACGTGGGGTACAACCACCTCAACCCCCGCAAGTGATGCAATACGTCGGGCGGTGTCGCCCAAATGCTCCAACCCAAAATGACTATCCATAAAAACCCCATTGTCAAGGAATTTCGCCCCGCTTACGGCGGTAATGTCCACATGCTCGTTACGCACTTCCCATTTATCAAGCGTATAGACCGCAAAATTCGTCCAAAACCCATTCACCCCATGGGCGTATTCAATAATCGCCCCGTCCGCTCCTACGGGGTTCAAAATACTAAACCGCCCATCACGATTTGCAATCCGTACCCGCAATTCATTATGCGGCAGTCCATTAGCCTCTACATCCCCCTGATGCAAAACATTCACCCTCATAACATCCTCACCGTCAAAAACAACAACCCGCCCAAAATGCAGCTGCGAAATCCTAGCACGCCTGCGTGGGGTTGCCAGCGCAATTATGCGTATGTCCACCCTCCCCACGCCGCTTGCACCCTCAGCTTCAAGGATGTTTGAAAAAGTACCGCAGGGCTTTGGCACCGCCTGTACAACGCCGCTTCTAATTTGCCGCCCCGATGTGTCAAAAAATATAATTTGCGCCGCAATAATGGGGGCGTAGATGTGATGACAACTCATAATGCTGACCACAGGCAAGTCCACAGCCCGCCCAAAATTTATTGTGAGGGCGGGCTGTTGGGCAAAGCCGCCCGAAGCAATGGAAAGCTGGCTGGACACAAAGCCCGTCTGTGTGCTTGGTCTAGCGGTTGGCAGCATAAAACTGCCGTCCAGCCGCCAAAGCCCCTCCTCCATTGTGGCGAATTTGCCGGCATTGTGGCTTTTGCCATTCACCACTTGCCCCGCTTGCGAAAATACGGCTTGTGCGGCTGTGCTTGCTGTTGCTGTTTTTTTAATGCAGTTGTCGTTTTCTATTTTTGTGATTAGTACCTCGTTGCGTCGGACTGCGGGCGGGCAATGCCCACCCCCACGTTCGTGCGTATCCACGTTAGCGTTCGATGAAGTCGCAGCTGACATCCTTCCACCTCATTTCGTTATTAACAGCGACAACCCTGCCGCCTTTTACATGTGGATGCATGATTTTTTCCACATGCCCTCCCTCTTTTGTGCAAAAGTAGCGCACACGCACAAAGGTGTCGTCCGCCCCCTGCACCAAACGGCGGTGGTCTATGGTCGTCATTAGCTTCCACCCGCAATTTACCAAAGCCTTTGTGGCAACAATGTCCGCCACCATATTGCCATTTGCATTGCGTGCAAATTCGCCTATGTCCTCATATCCTATGCTGTATGCGTCGGGTGCGGGCAGACGTTGCCCGCTTACAGTTATTTCAATCATTTTTAGCACCTCCCAGTAATAATGCGGGCGGCAGGTTGCCGCCCCTACAAGCCCCTGCGTGCCTTTGCATTATCCAAATCATCTATCAACACTTCCGCCAGCTTTTGCCCGTCCAACTGAACAACAACACTCGTAGGGGCGGCAACCTGCCGCCCGCCCCCATTCATCGTATCACTTATAACCCCAGCCAAATCCGCCATCCACCCCGTATTATTTTGAAGCGGCAAAACAGCCTCTTTCCCTGCCTCACCAACCAGCGCAAGCGTGGGCGCAGACACAATACCCCCACGGGCAAGGGCAGTCACATTAGGCACAGCATTCGCCGTAATATTCATTGTGCCGCCCCCAAGCTGGCTTGGCACCGTAATGTTTGCCGACGTTATACCCCGTATCATTTGGTTAAAATTGTCTATCATGCGGTTGACGGTAAGCCTAAAACCCCGCTCCATGCTGTTTAGACTGCCGCCAAAGCTCCCCACCATACCCTCCAAAAGGTTGCTGGTGGATGCAATACCCCGCTGAAATTCCCTTGTGTTAAGGCGCAGGTCTAAATAAACCGCACCTATGTTTGTTCCTGCCATTTTATATACCTCCTAGTCGACAAAAGGCGGCAAAATGCCGCCCCTACGAAAATACCTCCGCCAAAATGAACTGCAAATCCACCAATTCCCCCGTAGGGGCGGACACGAGCATTGCTTTAGCAATGCGGGGCTGCCGCCCGCCGCCCCTTTGGAATTCGCTCCACTCATTACGCACCCTACGCTCGCTAACACTCATCTGCCGCAAAACATCACCCCTACTCTCCATCCTTATACCCACCAACCGCCCAAGAGGCGTTTCAGGCATCAACCCCGCCAAAAGCCGAAAAAATTCACCACACGGCATATCCTCTTTGCTCAAACGTATACCATACTGCATCGCAAAACTAGCTTCAATAACGGCGTGGTCAAACTCCAAATCATAAAACACCGTAGCCAAAGCATCATCACCCGTGGCAAAATCGACGCTTTGCCTCCTCCACCTCCAAATCCCAAATGGCGGCGAGAATAATAATCACAATTTCTTGCATAACACCATACGGCAAGTCTTGCGCCAAAATCTCCTCATAAACATCCCTGCCCAAAGCCCCGCCAATAACCACTTCCATCTCGTTTTCGCCGCCGCCCGTCAAGCCCTTGCTTATAAAACGAAAAACCGACAAACGATTATCAATGCAATAAACCCTATCCCCAACCCGAAGCTCAGGACGGTTTTGCAGTTTATCATTATTAATTTGATACATCATAGCACCTCCAAATCGGAATGCGGGACTACGCCTAATTCCAAACCCGCCCCCATAGGCGTAATTACACTACCATTAGACCGCATATAAATAGGCACACCATCAGAAAGACACTCAAAATTAAGCTCCGCAAGCTCTGTCGCCCCGCCCCCGCCGCATGTTGTTACATTAATAACACAATCCATTTGCAGCTCGTCCCCATTCGGAAAGCTAACAAGCAAAATACTTTCGCATAAAACCCCCGCTTGATACGCACACTGCGCAATATAATTGTTGCCTTGGCAACTGGGCATTCGCTTGCCTGAAATGGCAATGCTCATTGACTTTGCAGTCAACATACGCCTGCGCCAGCCCCTAGCGTCAAGGGGTGTCCATTCCTCAATGCCATTGTCAAAAGATATGGAAAAATTCTCCATACCACGCACCGTCGCAAAAGCTGCCTCGCTGGCGGGCGTTCTGCCCTGTGTGCAAATTCTAAAATTAATCCCGCTTACGGGGTAGATAGTATTACTCATTTTTTAGCTCCTCTCCGCCGACAACAGGCGGCAGAATGCCGCCCCTACAATCGGCAACGGGCGGACACTGCCCGCCCACATCGTAATAAAAATCCACGTCAATGACGTATTCAAAAACACCACGGGCATCCGCCCCAAGCCAAACAGGGGCATCATAAACCATCCGTACACACTGCACGGACGTTTGTTCACCCGCCCCTGCAAAAACTTGTAGGGGCGGCATCCTGCCGCCCGCCCCCATACTTGCAATAACCCCATATATATCGTTAGCCCAACCCTCCGCCAAACCAGCATCCCGCCCCAGCCGCAAAAGCAAACTAACTTGAAGCACCCCATGCGAAAGATTGTGCGCACCACCTATCGCCTCACGACGCACAGCCCCGCCACGGCGCAAAAATAAACCAACTGCATACTCACGATTGCGGGAAATTGTGTGTATCGACACGTCGACATCGGGCGGCAGCCCCGCATTGCCAAAGCAATGCTCGTGTCCGCCCCTACGAATAATGCCCGCCACATCCGTCAATGTCATTTCCTCATCTCCTTCGCCAATACCTCCGCCGCAAAACCCCGCTTCTCCCCGCTTATATAAGCATCAAACCACCTGCCGCCCGCATTAGCATTGCGGCTTTGGTCAAAATTAAATTCGGGATGAAAATATTTGCGGCGGGCGTACACGGTATCGCTTACCACCGCCACACACCCCTCATTAAGCCGCCCTACATCCACATATGTTGCGGCATTTTGCAAAGCACCTGTGTCAAAAGGCATAGTACCGCTTTGACGCAAATCATGCAACAAAGCCACGGCAACCTTTGGCAACGCCGCCCTAGCCCTACTTTCAATTTCACGCATCAAGCTCCTCATCATATACCTCCAGCCGATAACGTACTTGTAGGAGCGGCAACCTGCCGCCCGCCTACCGCATCCACCAGCCCAAAATAAACATGATTAAAACTCCCGTCAGGATTATCAACCACCCGCAGCTCTTCAACCAAAAACATCGTATACCCATCGCCGCCCCTACATACCCCAAACTCCATTTCTTCAAGGTCGTAGGCAAGCACAGCCTGCAACAACCCCGCATCACAGCTAGTAGCCCTAGCCTTCGTACGGCTCTCCACCCCATCCGCCTCACGCCTAGCACTCACTCTGTATCCAAAATAACACTGCCCATCAGCAACAACCTCACCTCGCACCCAAACCTCTAAAAGGCTTGTTTCCAAAAATTTCGGATAAGGCAGCTTACCCCAGTTACCCTTAAACATAGGCACAATATTCAAACCCATCACAACACCCCTCTCATTAATCCTGTTCAACAGCGCAACGAAGCGAAGCGCAGTGTAGCGGTTTTTTCGCATTTTTGCGAAAAAAGTTTTCCATTTACATCGCTCCTCTCATTAGCCCTGTCGATAATAGCGTGAACCAAGCCCACATGCCGCAACCCGCCGCTTCCCACGGTCTTTGCTTGCTTTGTCTGTGATGCACCCGCATACCATGCAGGCTATATGACGCAATATTGCTCGCCGCCATCCCATCCACATTCGCAAAAAAATCCACCATAAGGCAAATAGATTTGCGCACAGCGGATTGCTGGTATTTCGTCAAATTTTTAAAACCACGGGCGGGTATTTGGTTGTGGGTCAAAAAATCCACCAAACAATGCGCCCGATGAAGCAGTTGCCCCACATCATTCCCGCCATACCGCCCATGCTTGCGGTAATACTTCTCCGTCACATATACCATTTTAAAAACCCCCAATCCCCAGAACGTGAGTTGTCAAGGGGAAAAATGATGCAACACTCATTCTTCTCTCTTCCGCCAAAAATATTTGAAATCTCAAAAATATTTCTTCCATTTCCTATTGACGTGTGCTATAATAGTAATGTGCAGAAATTGAGCCAAAGCTGAGGTGATTGATGTGGGCGTTAGCTACAATAAATTGTTTAAGCTGTTGATAGACAAGAATATGAAGAAGGGCGAACTATGCGAAGCCGCCAGCGTAAGCCCATCGTCATTGGCAAAACTACGCAACGGCGAAAATGTGAACACTGATATATTGGTTCGCATATGTAAAACTCTACATTGTGAGCCGGGCGATATAATGGAATTATCATGCAAGGAGTAAAATCCCTTGGGGAAGATTAGGTGAATGATATGGCACTTGCTAATAGAGCAACTCGTACCGCTCCTATAAATATCAGTCCGTTACAAAATGATTTTGCTGTGGCGGCTGTTGCTACGACTCCTGTTTTTTTTGAACGCACGTATGCAAATGGGATTGAGTGTTTTTTGAATCGTGTTTTTGAGGCTGATTGCCTTGAAAAGATGAAAGAGATACCTGATAAATCGGTTGATATGGTGCTTTGTGATTTGCCGTATGGAATGACCCAAAATGCTTGGGATAGTTATATCCCTCTTGATGAGTTGTGGGCGCAATATCTTCGTATAATCAAACCTAATGGTGTTATTGCATTGACTTCGCATGGCGTATTTACTGCAAAACTTATCCTTAGTCAAGAGAAGTATTTTAAGTATAAATGGGTATGGGAAAAATCCAAGCCAACCAATTTCTTAAACGCAAAAAAACAACCTCTGCGAAAGCACGAGGATGTTTGTATTTTCTATAAAAAGCAACCAGTATATAATCCGCAAATGACACAAGGCACAGCTTACGATAAAGGCGTAAGGAAGAATCAGCTAAGCGGTTGTTATGGTGATTTTGAGCCTGTCCGTGTTCATAGTAACGGTGAACGATACCCAACCGATATTCTTTATGTGAAAACAGCAGAATCAGAGGGTGAGGTTCTTCACCCAACACAGAAACCTATCGAACTTGGTCGTTACCTTATTCGCACATACACAAATGAGGGCGATATAATTCTTGACAATACATGTGGTAGCGGCTCGTTTTTAGTATCTGCTATGCTTGAAGGTAGAAACTTTATCGGCATTGAAAAAAATGAAGATGTTGCACTCTTTAAGCGTGACGAAATTTGCTACATAGACGTAGCAGAAAGCCGCTTGTGTAACGCATGGCTTTCACTTCCCGAAAGCACAAGAAAACACATATATATCAGTCCTCTAATCGAGGGGTTCGGAGTGTGACAATATGCCACGATTTGCAAAAGTTAATAACGAGCGTAGTGAAGCTATTGAACTTATCAAGCTAATGGATTCGATTGTCAAGCGTAACACTTGGCAAATAAAATCAATCGGCGGTGAAAGTACACTTAATACAGGGAAAAAGCGAATGTTCCCTGATGTTTTTGTGTACGGCGACACTACCCGAACCCAAGTTTTACAAGGTTGGGAAGTTAAAATGCCTGATGTGTCGATTACAGATTCGGCTTTTATTGCCGATGCTTGGCGCAAGGCTGATGTTCTTGGTGTGAACAGCTGTGTTATTTGGAATTTCGCATATGGTGTTTTGTACATTAAAAATTCTGATGGCTGGGTTAAGACGAGAGAATGGGATAAAACAAAACATATCCGCACTCGTCCTGATGTGGAAACGCATAGAGCTGATTGGGAAAGTGTAATTACCGAAATTCTCTATGATATTAACGGATTCTTCACTTCTGGCGAGTTGCGCCCTGCAAAAATAGGCGACATCATAACCGATACTGTAATGACCGAACTCTTGAAACGCAACAACGCAATTACCGCCGAACATATCAAAGTTGAGGGTATTAAAAATACCGTGATAACGGCACACATTTCCCATTGGTGGAGAAGTGTCGAAAAGGAATACAAATTTGATGGGACAGACAAATTTTCGGTATATGCAAAGTTTGTATTGATAAATTGGATTAACAAAATCACATTTGCCCATATGATAAAAGGCAATCACAATCCTGCGGCGGCGGTTGAGGAAATTACCGAAGAAATCACGCCGTTAGATGCGTTAAAAACTTTTGATGAAATCACTGAAAAATGCGACTTCTACAATATTTTTGAAGCCGTACCTTTCGGGGAATACTTACCGATTGCAACTTGGACAGATTTGACGGACTATAATGCTTTTCTATCGGAAAATGGATTGGCGCAAATACCGCATACGGCTTTGCAGTCGGTGCTTGAAAACAGTGTAAATCAATTTAAGCGGAGTGTTTCGGGTGTGTTTACCACGCCGCCAAAACTCGCTGAAATACTTGCCAAAGCGGGAATTGTGGACTTGACTGCTCCCGCTATTGACCCATGTTGCGGCACAGGAACTATCGCTAAAGCAATGCTTGATGTCAAAGAAAATGGCATAGGAATTGAAAATGCTTTTGCGACAACATATGCCTCTGACAAATTTTCTTTTCCTCTGCAAGTATCCAATATCGCTATGACGAGAGCAACGGCTATAAATCTGCCGAGCCTGCTGTTCCGCTCAAACGCTTTTGCTCTGCATGAAGATATGGAAATTGAAATAACCGACCCGCAAAACGGTGCAAAACGGATTTACAAACTTCCGAAATGGGGCAGTGTAATTTCAAATCTGCCTTTTGTCCCTTTCGACCAAGAAGGGCGTGAAGAAACAGACAATATTAAAGAAACTTTGAAGCGTGTATGCTCCGAAAGTGGGATAAAATTATCGGGTAAAGGCGACCTTTATAAGCCTATCCTTCTTCATATTCACAAATCGCTTGCCGATAATGCAAGCGTGGCTGTTATCACATCAAATTCATGGCTCGGTACGTTGGCAGGACGTGAATTTTTCAATGCGCTTAATTATTATTATGACGTTGAGTGCATTATCGCAAGTGGTGACGGAAAATGGTTTGAAAACGCTGATGTGGTTACGCTTATGTTATTTTTGAAAATGAAACCCATTGCTAAACCACCAAATAATAAGCACAAAATTTATTTCGGCTTAATACAAAAACCTCTACCTGAAATTTCGGAAGATGATACAGCACACATTGTTGATTCTATAAAGTTGAAAAAGGCTCTTGAACCAAAGTTGCTTTCGTTTAGGTCTTATTCGCTAAGCGAGATAAACGGTTTGCTTGAAATGAATATTGCCATAAACTCATTTTTCTACGATGTTGACTGGCTTTCGTATATGAATGATATTCTTTGCCCTGTCACAGAATTGTTTGATGTTTTTCGTGGTATGAAAACAGGGCAAGATGAAATTTACTATTTGCGTAATGACAACGATGTTGATAGTGAATATGTTGAGCGGGTTTTCAAAAGTGCCAAAAGTTGCAATTATTTGTCGACAAAAGCAGATGTTCCTGCGTTCGTATGCGACAGGACGATTGATGAACTTACGAGACTCGGACACACAAAAACGCTTGATTGGATAAATCGCTACAATGGCAATCTTAATCAATCTGTTACCAACAAGGAAGATTTTTGGCAAAACCTTAGTGGCGGAAGATTATCGGGTAGCCACGCAATACGACTGTTTACAGGAATGAATCCTGAGCGGCGAATTTTTTATGGCTTGCTCGATGAGCCAGCAAAAATCAACCAACGTGCGATTGGATTTAATCCACTGACGGAAGATGTTGACCTTGTTCTGTGCCACGCACTTTTCAACTCCATAATCGGTGTATTTTATGCCGAAGCAACAGGATTTCCAAAAGGACTTGGAGCATTGGATAATCGTGCGGAAAATACTGAGAAGATTCGCATACTTGACCCACGCCGTTTGTCAAAAATTGATTCCGTAAAAATCCTGCAAGCATTTAAGCCTTTGCTTGACCGTAAAATTATGACTACCATACAGGAATATCAACAGGAAGATAGGCTTGTTTTTGAACGTGTCGTTGCTGATTGCTTCGGGTATTCAGAGTATTTTGAGCGAATATTGAACAGTGTATTAGAAATGCAAATGGTACGATTAAGCGTAAGAAACTAATTCATGAGGTGTTGCGGTTATGAGTGCAATTATTCCAAAAGTGTTTATATCCTATTCATGGGCGGTATCTGATAAAGTATTGGAACTTGCTGAGCGGCTCGTTAATCCCGGTGGCGTTGATGTTATTCTCGACAAATGGGATTTGAAAGAGGGACAGGATAAGTATGTTTTTATGGAGCAAGCTGTAAATAATAATGAAGTCACTAACGTACTGATTATATGTGATGAAACATATGCCAAAAAAGCAAATGACCGCAAAGGTGGTGTTGGTGATGAGACTGTCATCATCTCAGCGGAGGTGTACGGCAAGGTTGGTCAAGAAAAATTTATACCTGTAATTTTTGAAAATGATGAAAATGGAACTCCATTTTTACCAACGTACATTAAAACAAGAATTTACATTGACTTGTCGAATGAAACTACTTACGAAGAACAGTATGAAAAATTACTCCGCAACTTACATGGAAAGCCCGAATATCGAAAACCAAAACTAAGCCAGCCCCCTGAATGGCTAAATGAAGAAGAAGTCAGCTTGTCGTCCATTCGTAATATAATCAAACAACTAAATGGAGACAATGGCAAAACTTCTGCAAAGACTGATTTTTTGATGCGAAAAGCGTCTGATGAGTTTTCTATAGCATTAAAATCTTTTGGACTGCCATTAAATGAGCGTGTTGAAAGTGAACTTATAATAAAAAAATTAGACGCAACAAAGCCGCTCCGTGATTATTATATCGACTATATCGAAATACTGATTGGCAAAGATATGGCTGTAGGTGAGATTTCCGCAGAATATTTTGAAAGATTGCATAACGATATAATTGATTCCACGCTCGACCTCACTTCAATGTATCCTGATAATTTAGAAGTCTACCATTATTTTATATGGGAGTCTTTCATTTGTACGGTTGCTGTGCTTCTGCATTATGAAAAATATGGAGAAATAAATAAATTGCTGCGTCACACATATTTTTTGAAAGAAAGACACAATGGTGAAAATGCTTGCAATTTTATTTCATTTAGACATCACTTCAAGTTGATAGAGGGCGTTTGCAAGCCAAACTGCGAAAATCCTAATCTGCATACATTAGCAGGTGAAATCACGGTTAAACGTGAGAAAAAACCGTTAATTACAAAAGACTCTATAGCTGATGCAGATTTGATACTCTATCAATTATCCTGTGCGATTGGAGTTGATGGTTGGAAATGGTTTCCGACACTTTATTGTTATCGAAGTCGCTATTCACAGCAATCAATATGGTCGAGACTTAAATCAAAAAGATACTGCGAAAAAATATTACCACTGTTCGGTGTTACATCTTTCGTAGAGTTAAAAAATATGATTGAGAAATGTGTATATGATAGGGAGTACGGCTATCAACGGTCATTTGATGGTGCGCCCAATATTCTCAATAGCATTGTGCTTGATGAAATAGCCACTTTGAATTAAGGCAAGCAGAGTTATATTTTCGCTTGAATTATAACTCCGCTCCATATGAACGCCTGCGACTCGGCTCTAACCTCCGCCGTTCCTCATACAAAATATCCTGCACACTACGAGAAATTTTTTCAACCTTGCCGACTTCATCTTTAAGCGTAAGATACTCAGCATTGAGTGCTTTCCGCTCGGCGGTCAAAGTGGCACATTCTTTCTCCCAAGCCACAAGCGGAATTTTATCCCTGCCGTTTAAGTTGGCTTTAATATAACGTTCTGCGGCTTGATATAGAGTGAGTGCCGCTCTGTTGCTCTCAAAAAATTCTTCTTTGTGTTTTGGTTTTTGCTGTTGGTAAATCCTGTTGATTGGCGCATGTTCCCGATAGAGAATAGCTTGTTTGATATGCTCGTCAAGTGTTTTCAATCGCCGCTCCATCGGCTTCAACTTATCACGGATTTCAGATTGCTTACTGTGCATGGCGATGATGAATTTATGCAGTCCGTCCAAGTCCATGATTTTATTTTCGGTGAGGAAATTCAGCATATCAGCCGCTTGCTTCAGATTGTTGATTGTGCCGTATCTGTTTTGTTGTCCTGTTTGTTCCCTGCGGTTTAGAATATTGGAAATAACATCCGCAAGGGTCGGGGGTTCGTCAACTCTTGATTCCTCGTCAATCCATTTTTCAAGTTTTGATATTCGGGCTTTTAGTTGACGGAGTAGATTATTCGTTACCATAATTTCACGATTGATATTACCCCTGTCTGTCTTTATACCACGTTTCTCCATCTGATGTGCCGCAACGCCAAGATGGATTGTAGGGATTTGGTCGGTTATGCCTTGCCTTTCAAAACTTCGGTGGTTTACTCGCTCGGCTTGCTCCGTCTGCTCTAAGTAATTATTGAGAACATCCGCCCAAGCCCCTCGCCATTCTTCTGCCTTATCTCTGTTATCCCAATCAACAGTATTTACTTTTGTATATTTGTAAGTACGCTTTTCGGGATTGTAGATTTTGTTGCCGTCATCATCAAGATGGATAACTTTCTTGAATTTCGTTCCCCAAGCCCTTTCCACGTTAAATGGGCGCATGGTAAGAAGTATATGAGCATGGGGATTTTCTGTTTCTATACCGTGAATAGAAAAATCGGCACACATACCCTTATCAACAAAATTCTTTCTGACATACTCACGAACAAGATTTAGGTTCTGCATATAATTCAATTCAACAGGCAGAGCAATTTCAATTTCTCTTGCCAACTGAGAATTTTTAGCCTTTTCAATTTTCTCGACTGCGTTCCATAAAATGGCTCTGTCCATAAATTCAGCAGGAGCATTGTCGGGTAACATGATTTCCGAATGAGCAATCCCACGCTTGCGAGTATAATCATGGGTCTTTCCGTCAAATTCATTCTTAATCTTTTCCCCTGCACGATAAGCCGCCGCCGCAACTGCGGATTTACCACTACCACGACTGATTATTTTAATACTGCAATGATAGATTGCCAACGCTCCGCTCCTTTCTTTGAGGTCTGCAAATAGACACGGCACAAACGATTAGTCCGAATGGAATAATTGATTGTGCCGTGTATGCAGGGGTTAAGGGGGTGCAACTCCCTTATTTCGTGCCGACAGGCACGAAACGCCCTCCGCAGGAGCGCACGGAACCACAAAAGGCGTAGCCTTGTGGTTCATAAGTGCGCCCTTCGGGTTTAAGGCAGGAGCGTTTAGCCGCCCTGCCTTGTGATGTTGCCGTTGGACTTGTGGTTTGGATTGTGGCGTTGATGTTCGTTGAAATGGGGTTTTTGTATAGGTGAATTGGTGTTTTGAGCGTTAGCATTAGACGAATCAGAATTGTTTTTGTCATTGCCGTCCTGTGATTGCTCTGTGGATTGTTGCTTACTACTGTGCTGTGATGATGCTGTTGAATTATCAGTTTTACTTGTTGGGTTAGATGGTGTTGTTGATGTAGATTTTTCAGCTTTATCTACTCCGTCAGCCTTTGCCGCTTGTTCTTTTTCATCAGCAGCAATATCCTTTGCCATCGCTGTCATTCCATCAAGTAACTTGCGAAAGAAATCACTATCAACCGCTTTTTCAATTAAGGATTTGTACTGCTCATCGGTGATGCCTGCAATTTCCGGCAGCATACTTTCCAGTAGACCATGCCGTGAACATAAACGGCGTGTGCGTTTGGCTCGTTCTTCCTTGCTGTGCATTTGCCGCTCTGCCTTTTGTTTGTTTTTGATTTGAGCAATTTGCTCGTCATAATCTGCGATTTTTTCCAGTCTTGTTTTTGCCATGTGTAAATGCTCCTCTCGAATTTTTGAATTTTTGGTGGAAATGAATTGTGTCGGTACTGCTGACACAATTACACGAAAAAGCGGCTCACAATAAGTTCTGCAAGCCGCTCCTGTGCCGTAGTTGTAAAAAGTGTTGTTATTGCCGATAGCCCAAAAATTATAATTCAACAGATGAAAATAATTATTGTGCTATCGCTAAAGCTCTTTTAGTTTTAGCCCCCTTTGCTTTTGAGATTTTTTCTTGCTCCTGTAGTTCTAATTGCTCCCGCTCCTTTTTTCGGGCAGCATATCGCCGTTGTGCTTCACGGCAACGCTCGCGCTTTTTCCGTGCTGTTTCAGCATCAACAATCTGCTGTGGTGTTAATTCGGGTTCGGGGATTTCAACTTTGCCGATAAAGTTTAGGAAGATGTCAATTTTCTGCGTTCGTTCACCTGTAGATTTATCAGGTTCGTGAACAACAACTTTATCAATAAATTCCGTAATCATAGCAGGAGTTAATTCAGATAAATCGGTGTATTTGTTCACGATGTGGATAAATCGCTCGGTGCGGTCGGTGTCGGCGGTGAATGAATCAAGTTCAGATTGTAACTTTGATATTGCTTGCTCCAGTTCACTTTGCTCCGTTTCGTATTCTTCGGAAAGTGCCGCAAATCTTTTGTCGGATAGCTTGCCCGAAAAATTATCCTCAAAAATCCGTTTTATTATCAAATCGAGTTCCTTAATCCGTTTCTGCCCCTGTGAAATTCTTTGTTTGTGGGCTTTTGCAGATTCTTCTTTTCGGATAGCGGATTCTTCACGAAGTTGAGTAATAAACTCTTCCTCGTTGGTTTTGACTGCTCCGCAAGCCGCTTTGATTGCTTCAAGTGCCGTTAGCTGTATGACCGCAGTTCTGACATAATGAGATGTGCATTTGCGGTCAAACTTTCTGCCAGTAAGATTGTAAGTTGAACACTCATATATATCTTTGCCGTTGCGGTTGACTGTGTAGCCCCGTTTGTCGATATACTGTTTTGGATTGGGCTGGCGGTGATTGTAAAGTTTTGCTCCGCAGTCGGCACAAAATACTAATCCTGTTAGTGGATTAGCCTCGCCATGATTATCCCTTCTTCGGACAGTTTCACGACAACGCTGTGCGGTTTCCCATGTTTCAGAATCTACAATGGCAGGGTGAGTATTTTCAAATATCGCCCATTCCTCTTTTGGATTTTCTTTTGAGGTTTTATCTTTGTAAGATTCTTTGGTCGTGCGGAAGTTTACAGTATGCCCAATGTATTCGGGTTTGGTAATCATTCGGGCTATGCTGTTGCCGCTCCAAGCGTAAGGAGTGGTTAAGTCGTGGCTGTTCTCATAATTTACAATGCCCCTTGTGTGTTGATAATAAGTTGGGCGTTCAACTTCACTCTCGGCAAAAATCCTTGCAATATCACAAGGGCCTTTGCCCTCAATAGTAAGTTGAAAAATACGCTGTACCACTTCAGCAGATTCGGGGTCTATAATCCATTTGGATTTATCGTTTGGGTCAAGAACATAACCATAAATCGGATTAAATGTTAAGCGTTTTCCGCTCATGCCTCTTGCTCTGTGACTGGCTTTCACTTTACGGCTTGCATCACGCAGATACCATTCCGACATGATATTCAAAAACGGTGCAAACTCGCTGCTTGATTGGTCTTTGCTGTCGATATTATTTGCAATAGCAATAAACCTTACGCCCTTTTCTCTAAAGAAAACTTCGGTATAAAATCCTGTTTGAAGGTACTCCCTACCTACCCTCGATAAATCCTTAGAAATCACAGTTGCAACATTTCCATTTTCAATTTCAGCAATTAGCCTTTTCCAATCGGGTCTTTCAAAATTTCCGCCCGTCCATCCGTCATCTGCAAAATGGACTATGTTGGCAAATCCATTTTTAGCGGCATATTCCTCAAGAATTGCCTTTTGGGTTTGGATAGAACCGCTTTCACCGATATTTTCATCATCTCGGCTTAATCTGCTGTACAACGCTGTTATTTTTGACTGCTTCATAAATCCTCCGTTCCGGCAGTCAGCTTTGGTTTCGGCACACTTGGCGAAATGGTTTTTACATCTCGCAACATCAGCCTTAGCATTTTGTCCTCAACGGTTTCTTTGCTCGTTTGGCTGAAATGGATTGACACTTCATAATTTGTAGAGCCAATCCGTTTCAGAATTTTATGCGGTTGAGCCTGTCCAGCAACAGGATTTTCCGCAACGCCTTTTGTGGCAGTCTGCATACGAATCGCTCCTTTATTGAATTTCAATTTTGAAAATCTCGTATTGAGATTTGCTTTTGAATAAGCTATGATGGTGATAGATTGTTTTGGTTGAAGTAATAATTTTCCTCCTCTCTCGTTGTGGGTTGCCCTGATGGGCGGGGGTGGAATGTACATAGCATCAATCATTTGTGCCGCAAATGCTGATTCTGCCTACAAAAATAGGGTAGCATCATTACTACCCTTACTACTATACATTCCAACGGGAAAACGTAGGGGCGGCAACCTGCCGCCCGCAATCATCCCCATTTACACTACCTCGCGTTAATAGCAATACCCCCAAGCCGAGTATCCACCACAAACAAATCCCCATACTGCCTGTTTTGATACAAATACCCATCACCCATGGTGTGGCTGCCCGGTGCCCACAACTTAATATAACTATGCTTATTAACCGCAATAACCGAGCTTGGATGAATAAGCATCATATGCACCTGCCCGCTTCCCGCCGCAGACACAAACCCGTCAGCAAAGTCGTACGCAGTCCTCATTCGGCTGGCAGGCACAACAACAA